TCGGCACACCCGAGAGCTGAAAGTTGATTCCACGCGCCGAGAGGTCAGTCGTCTCTTCGACCGGCGAGATTGTCCCGAGCGTGCCGATGCCCTGATAAGTCACGCTGCCGACGGTGATCGTCCCGTAGCCGCTCCAAAGCCGGACCGGCGTTGAGAACGAGAACGACGCGAGCAAGATCGGCGAGAGCTGCGACGCGCTGACCTCCGTAACCATGTTGGCCGAGAGCGACCGGCCTGCGGTGGTAATGCTCATGACTCCACGTCCTCGATGATTGCGAAGCCCACGCCGTAGATACTCGCCTCTCCGATGGCCCACTCGGTGCTTGGTGATGCGAGACGGAAGACGCCTTGAGCGCGAGCGGCGTTTCCGGTCCTGCCGTAGATGATCGAAGTGCCGCCGGCGTAGCTTTTGCGGAGAGCCGGGAAAACGTCCACGCTCGATGACGAGGTCGATTCGACGACCTTGTAAAGCGAGGTGGAGATTTGCAGCCAATCGCCAACGGCGAATTGCCCGCTCGCTCCGCTGATCCCGAGCGTGGTGCCGTTCGCGGTTGCGCTGGAAACGGCGAGGTTCCCGGTGACGCCGCCTCGGTTAAGCGGGTTGGCGTAGTCTTGAAAATAGAACGTGCCGCGCTGCGCCTTGAGCAGGAAGGCGACGATCTCCTCAGCGTCCGCACGCTTCATCGGCGGACAATCGACCGAGCCGAGCCACGCTTGGCCCGGCCAGTTGTATTGCTGGGTCTGCAACGTGAAGGGCGACGTGTTGCGCGAGGTCGCAGAAACGCCCGTAAACGACAAGCGCGAGAGGTTGAACGGACTCGGCGGCGTGAGTGGATAGGAGATGGCCATGACGATTAGGCGAAGGCTGCGCGGTATCCGCCGCCGCGTCGAACCATGTCGGGGATCTCGGCCTTTAGCCGGCGCCGTTCTTGTTCGAGGATCGGAGCGAGTTCGGCGCGAGAGACGCCGGCCGCGATGTTGTAATTGACCGTCACGCTGCCGCCGCCCGAACCGCTGCCGCCGCCCATCTTGTTGTTTGGAACGATGGTGCCCGACGCGTGCGGCACGAACAGCTCTGGGCCTTTTTCGCCGACGACGTAAGAGGAGCCTGCGCTCACCGGCCCGCCATCGGCCATGAAACCGGCAAAGCCTTTGCCTTGCAGAACTCCGGTAACTCCTGCCGCGAGGCGCTGCGTGACCATTTGCTGGAACACTAGCCGCACCAAATCACGGCCGAGCGCGCGGACGACCTCGCTGAGCTTTTGCCCGCTCAAGATCGCATCCTCGAAGCCTTGGGCGATCATGTTGCCGGCGTCGTTGCTCATTTGCGCGAGTTGAGACATTGCAGGAATCGTTTTGTTTGCCTCTTCGTTCACCATACTGAGGCGCGATGCCATATCCTCAACATCGCCTGATGTTGCTGCAAATGCTGCGCCGGCCTCTCCGGTAAGACGAATCATGGTCTCGTCATCTATGGTTTTTTTGGCGTGCAATAAATCGATGCGCTCCAGCGCAGCGACGTATTTTTCCATCGGAGTCATGACGGAATCACTTAAAGATTTGCCGAGCTCTCGGTTTGCCTTACTTTGAGCAAGAGTCGCCTGAGTTTGCTCAAAAGTTGCGTCAATCCTTTCGCGAGTTTTTTCGCTCGAAACCTCAAGACCGTCGATTTTCTTAACGCTCGAACTGTCCATAATATCACGAACCTCTTTCAAGTGTTTGAGTGCTTCGTCGTCTGATTTCTTTTGAATTTCTGAAGTATCTTCCTCGATCTCCCTCATCAAAATCCGGAGGCGGAGAAGAAGTTTCATGCGATCAGCCTCAAGTTCTACAATCTTTTGAGCCTCTTCCCTAGTTCCCGTTTGCACCACTGCTTGCGTTCCGCCTTCTAGTGGCACGACATGTTGCCTGACATTTTCGCGCATTTTCTCAATTTCCGCCATGTTTTTGATAATTTTATCCTGAGTATCCTTCAATTGATTCTCAGGGTTCATCATAGCGACAAGACCGGCTTGTAACATAGCCTCCGATTCTATTCTTCCTTCTCTTAAAATTCTGCGAACATCTCCTGCACGCGTAAACAGATCCGCAATTTTCGAAATCGCAGAGTCGATGACGCCGATCAGCGAAACACCAAGCGACGCCGCAAGCCCGGCTCCAATGGCACGCGGGTCGAAGGCTTTTTTCATGAAGCCCGACGCCGTTTGAGAGCTTTGCTGGAGCTTTGCTAGCGAGTTCTGCGCGCTCGCAAAAGCCTGCTTCGTCGCATCGACCGCCCGCAAAATAAATGTCGCCTCAGCCATGTTGTTTAAGTTTTCGGTTTTGGTGTTCGATGTAAGCGAGCCAGCCGTTCAGTTCCTGCGCTGGCATCGCGAGCACCTCGTGGGCAAATTTGTGCAGACGATCCGCGAGCGCGTAAACGGCGAGGAGGTCTGCCGCCTCCCCGCCGTAGATCAGTTTTTTAAGTCGTCCACCTTCGGACTGTCATCCGCGAGAATGGCGTTTGCGACGCGGCCGACGACGTTGCTGTCCGCCTTGTTCAGCAGGGTCGGCTTGTGCTCAATCGTGAACAGTTTCGCGCCGTGCTCGTCGGTGGCTTTCATGATGAGGATGTCCACGAGCAGCTCCATGTCGTTCTCCTTGCTGCGACGATAAAGCCGGTTCTTTTCCGAAAGCGTGACCGGCGTTGCGTGCACGACTAGCTTCCACTCCGGCACGTCGATTTTGCGCGTGCCGAGTGAGGCGAAGTGTTCTCTTACGAGGTCGATTGCGTGTTGTGTGTTTTTCCTGCTAAATTAAGCCGTCAGGGTGCTCAGCGGACCGTTGCCCTCGAAGGCGATGGAGCCCTCGATAATGCCGTCGAATGAGGCTGAGACGTTAAACTGGGTGACGATGGCGGCGCCGGAATAGTAAACGTCGCCGGTGGATGCGCCCTCTGGGTAAAGGTTCAGCGTGACCGAGCTTCCGATGGTGATTAGGAGTTGGCCGGCATCGCCTTCGTCCCAGTAAAGGTCACCGCTGACCGAGAACGATTTCATGGACGCGAGCCGGGTGCGGTAGGTGTCGCCGAGGACGGAGTCCTCGACCGTGTCGGACGAGTGGGTAAGAGCGTAGTTCCTTAGCTCGCCAATCGTCGTGCTGGACAGTTTGATGAGGCCTTCTCGGCCGAGTTTTGTTGCCATAAAATTTTTTTAGTCGGTTGAAAAATAGATGCAGTTAAAGGTGTGCCGAGCCGAGCCGAAGCGCCGGTCTTCGTCTGGCTCGATCGTATATTCGACGCTCGTCAAATGCAGGTCTTGACACTGCCCGCCGAGCGTAACGTCCGCGAGCACCGCCGCCTCGACCGCTGCGCTGCCGGTGTCGAAAAGGTCATCGATCAGGTAGGTGCCGCTCTCGGCGATAAAGTAATCCACGACCAGCTGCAGCTGGCGGTATTGCGTGCGGTTGCTCGGCCCGAGCGTGCGCACCTCGATCTGCTCGCTGACCGCGTAAACGGCTGCGGCCGGAAAGCTGATGCTCGCAATCGTGTTGTTGCGCCCGCGCAGGATGTTCGCGGTCGGAACGACGAGAGCGCCGGTCAAGGCGTTGGCGGTGGCGTTGCGGATGTTTGTGCGGGTGCTCATGCTTCTTTTGGTATGACCATGCCGCCCTTTACTTTTGCGAATCCAAGATTCACGGCGCGGTTGGCGTTGAGTGCTCGGATCTTCGAGAGCGTGACCTTGTATCGAATTTTCAAAGCCGAATCCACTACGCGTTGCAGGTCTGGAATCTTGTTGCCGGTGGTCCGTGCGCTCACGAAAGGATTCTGCCCGAACTGCACTTGCGCGGTTCCGGCCTTTGCCATGTGCCGACGAATCCAAGCTGGCACGCGAACGCCGCACGCCATTGCAGCCGCAGCAAATCCAGCCTTCGCGAGACCGACCTTTTTTTGAGTGTATTTCAGATACGCGTCTGCCGCCTGATTAGAAATCCACATTTGATCCTGCACCTGCCAGCGACCGATTGCGCTGCGCGTGACTTGCTTCGGCCTTCCGCGCTCGTTTCTGTTCGCGTAGTGAAAGGCGCGCATCTGCGCGATGGATGCGCCCGGTTGCCAGAACTTGCGATAAATGCGGATTTTCTTCGAGCCCTCCCAGCCAAGGTTCACGCCCATCGTTTCATTCTGCCCGTCGCGCGGCGGAACTTCCGTTGAGTTCCCGATCTTCTGAAAAATACCGATGCTTTTTTCCTTCGCCAGTTGTCGCCCGCCGAACAAGTCGCCCAGAATTGCGTTCTCGCCTTGCTTCCGTGCGTTGGTGCTGAGTCCGCCTGCCTTTGTTTTC